AATATTGTTTTGTATTTTCTTTTATTTCTATTAATGTTTCTTCGCCTCTTCCACCTGTTGCAGGAACAGGATTTGTTACAGCAAGAGAAGTTTCTGTCTCACCCAATAGTCCTATGTCTAAACCTACTACTGACACTGATTTATTCACACCGGCTAACGATGTTATTGATCCAGCAGGTACGTTTGCTTCAATTCCCCCACCATAAGAATATTGTATAGTTAGTGTTGTATTAGAAGGCGCAGATCCATAAACAGCTGTATTTAAAAAATTTGACGGATCCAAAGCTGCTGCATTATTTAAGTAATTTGTATTTGTAAAATTACTTCCAACCTGTGATGGGTTTGGAATTATTTCTTCATCTGCAGAATTAGATGTGCCGGAGCCAAATTGTAATTGTGTATTTCCCTCTATTGTAATTCTTGTTTTAAATCTATTATTTGTTCTAGTTTGTTTAAGCAAGTATGGTGTGGTATCATTATACCCAGCTAAATTAGGATCATTTGTAGCAGTATTTGCTATACTCTCAAATACCAAATCTTGTGCTAACGTTTCAACTTCATGCCACTTATTGCTATTTGAATCTGTTACAGAAATAATTTCTAAGACTCCCTTGTTAGACAATGAAATTCTTTCATAAGCCTTTGCATCTGCAAATGCGAATTGCTCTGTAGTAATTGTTCCGCTCACAGCTCTTACTGATTTTTTCAAAAGAAATTTTGTAGCAGAGCTATCATTGATATCATAGATCTCAACAGTTGTAGGATCTAAAGAACTAGAAAATGCAAAATTAATTTGATCTAAAGTTCTAAAAGTCTTGCCATACTGGCTAGATTCTACAAGGCTTCCCGCGGAAATTGTGTAAGCATAATCATAATTTGGTTTTGCACTATCACCTATACCAGTAGCAGGTACTGTTTGGAAAAAATCTAATTTTGTAGTTGATGGTGTGGCAATTGTTGGCTTATACCCATATGATTGTGCAATATCATATATTGTTTTCTTCTCTTCTGCGTATGCAAGGAGTGATTCTCTAAATTGTTCATCAACATAAAATGATAAAACATCACCAACATATGATGCCATTTCTATAAACATCATTCCAGGAGATGCTTCATTAAAATCAGCATATGAATTTGGGAAATATGCTTTAGCATACTCTACTAAATCTGCTTTAAAATTATTAAAATTTTTATTTAAATAATTGACTTGTTTTGGCTGTAATTTTGTGCTTGCCATTTTATACTACATTCCTTGCTATGCGTAAGGAAATTGAGTCTGTTGAATTGTGACTGTTTTCAATTTCATACGATAATGATATTCCTAAATAATGATTGTCTTCTTGTGCATCAATAATTAAATTAATAATGTGTACATGGGGTAACCATGTCGATATTGCATCCCTAATGCTAGTGCTCAATTTTGCTTCTAAATCAGAGGAGAAATTTTCAAATAGTAAATTATAAATATTGCTTCCAAATTCCGGTTGTCCTAGTCTTTCACCTTTGACTGTCAAAAGTAAGTTTTTTAAATTTGTCTTTGTTTGCTCAAGTATAGTTGATGAAGATGCAAAGAAACCATCTTTAGAATTCCTTATTGGAAATACTATTCCAATTTTAGAATCTGGATCCCTGTCTCTTGCTCTAGATGACGCAGTTCTTGGATTTTCCAGTGCCATTATATAATTTTACCTTTACCGCTGTTTTTACTTAATTGTGAAGACATGTCACTTGTAACTGGTTGAAATGCCCCACCAAGCTGAGTTGCTCTTGCCCTTGTAGTTAAATATCTTTGTCCTGAATTAGTAGCAATAATTCCAATTTCCAAACTATTTCCAAGACTGCTTACTAGTATAATTTTTTCTGCTGCTGTTATATTAGGATCAAATAAATCTTGTAAAGCGCTAACTAGCGGTGCAAAAGAATCTTTCTCCATTAGGGGAATTGAAGATAAACCACCGTCACTGCCGCCCATAACAACTTCAGCTTGTGATATATAGTCATGAAAATCTTTAGCTTCTCTTTGAGCCTGATCAACATTCTGTTTCATTTCTTGAATCTTGGGCTTTGTCTTAAGAAACTTATTTTGAGCTGTGTGCTCGTTTTTTCTATTAGCTATATTTTTTGCTAGTCTACTTACTTCTAGTGCCATGTTTGTTCTCTATTGCTTTTACTACTTTAGCAGAATGACCGCTAAAGGCTTTTTTTAAAAAATCTGGTGCATTTGGTGCCACTGGATATTCGTTGGTAAGTGATGATCCTAATGTATCTCTTTGTTGGTAGAATTTCTCTGGTGATTCAATTGCGCCGCCGCCCATAGTAGGATATGGCTCAAACTCTTCACCGGTAGAAATACCACCTTGTGTTTCATTTAAAATTTTATTTAAAATTGGATCCTTAGTTAGCTGAGTAGCTTCTTTGAGATATGATGGCTCATCCCCTGTAAAGTAGTCTGCTGCATCAGCTTCTGATATTGGTGCTGGACTTCTCATTTCCTCAACAACAATGTTGATTTGTTTGGCAACTTCTTTTTCTACCAGTTCTTTAATCACCTTTTTAAGTGCCAATATTTGATTTGCTTTCATTTTTTGTGACCTCTTTGTCCTTTATTAACTATAATTTGCTGTTTTTGTATAATCATCTAGCTCAGTTAGACACTCACTTAAATCAAGGATTTGTGAATCTAGCATTGCGTCTATTTGTTCTTCATTTAAATCTGCATTGTCAGATGTTCCCATACCGCCTTCTCCTCCGACTGACCAGTCACCTTCATTTGCATCAAATGGTATTGTTGCAGGTGCTGTTAATTCTGAGCCTCCTGGGCCTATTGCTTGTCCACTGCCGATTTCATCCCCCGGATTTAAAGACATACCTGGCGGAAAATAATCGCTTCCCATATCACCAAATCCAAGATCCGGATCTAAGTTACTGTCTAAATTTGGTTGTCCACCTCCGCTACCTGAGCCATCCCCGGAGCCCGCGTCACCAGCAGATCCCAAATCTCCAACTGGTCTGTCTACATAAACACCGCCTAATGCCTCACATTCTTCTTGACTTAAGCCGGCTGCAGCTCCTCGATTCATTGCACATTGTGAGATAATTTTTTGCAATAATGAAATTAATTGTGGCAATATTTTCGATGCATCGGTCATACTTTTAACAGCCATTTCAATTAAAGCTGGAATTCCCATTATCATTTGGAGTGCCATTAATAAAACTTGCACTGCCTTTAATGGAGCAAATAACCACATTAAAAGTTTTAGTGCCTTCTTCATTTTTTTAATTATCTTAGAAATTTTAGCCATGATAGCATTAATTTTGTTAATTGCTGCTACAACTTTTTGCATTATTTCTATAAGTTTAGTAACATCCGGTAATAACTCGCAAGCTTTATCAGGATCCAAATCTACTAATGTTACTAAATTCTGTGTCTTTGCAATGAACTTTCCCGTAAGCTGCATTAACTCATTTATTTTTTGTTGAATATTCACCCACCAAGTCATATCAAGACCAGGAATATCTAATTCTAAGTCTAAGTCATCTAGCAAACCTTCTAATCTAGATTGCTCTTCTGGCGTTGAGCCGGCTAATTCTTGTAAGCTACAGTATGCATCATCATCATCTCCACCACTTGGAGAAATAACTGCACCATCACTTGATACAGAAGAATTTGCATCCTCTACTGTAAATGGTGCGTACTTTTCTTGACCGTTGCCATCTATAATTTTCCCATTTATGACGAGATCACCTACTTTTAATTCTGTTCCAGGTGCATATACTCTTGCCTCAGCGCCTATACCCTGATGAATAACATCAACACCATCAGCACCTGCTGTAAAGCCATCTTCTGTTACAAAGTCACCGGGACCAATTTCTGTTCCCGCGGGATACATTTGTTCCATGCTTAAGTTTATGCCGAATACTTGTGCTGCTACCTGATTTTTTGCTAGTTCAGCATCTGATAAACCTGATGAATCAGCGCCTACACCCCCAGTTTTAGTTGCTGATCCATTAATAATCTGATCACCCATTAGCAAACTAGAGTTTGCTTGAAGGTGTCTTTTGATTGTTGTAATATTTTTACAGTCTAATGGCATTATAAGTTAGGTCTCTTTTTTTTAGATACTTTGATATTTCTACTTAATAGATGATTCTTAATAATATCTTTTGACCAGGCTGACGTCCACCCACCTAACTTACTGCCCGCAGCCATTGCTGCTGGTATAGGAACAATGCCGCCAACATTTCCAATACCAGTAACATTTCCTAAATCTTTTGCTAAGTTATCTAATCTTTGGATTAAATTGTGTAGAAAGGTTACTAAATTCTCACCTAATACTGCTGATTGTAAATTGTCATCATTAGAGTCACCTAGCTTTACCATTTCACCGACAATATTTGTATTCTTTTTAGAAACAATATTCACTGTATTTCCGGCGAAAATATTTATTTGACCCCTCTTCTTACTTTCCTTTGTATTGAATACTATTTTTTCAGAATCAAGAATAATTATTGCTCCACCAATTTTCTCATCCGGTCCGGAGGGATCCTCGAGGTGTGTTATTTCATCAACTCTCGGTGCAATAGTATAGTTGACCTCTTCATCTCTTGTCATATAAAATGATGCTAAGTCAGTGTCAATATCTTCTACTCTTGTTGTGCCGGCAGGTGCGACGTTTGCACTTGACACATCAGAGATTCTCATTTTAATTACAGCATTAGATGCATTTAGATTCTTATTAGCTCTTGCACCCGCTGAAGGATAGTCAATTCCCAATCTTATTGACTGATCATTTCTTCCATTTAGTGCCCAATCTCCTGGATATTGTTTGACAGGTCTTGGATTTACAGTAGACACGAAACCATGAAGTAAGTCATCTAAGACTTCCATATTAGGCGTAGCTACTGGTGTTGTTCCGTCCCCTTGAAATCCCGAATATATATTATGGGCTACACTATTAGTAAAATTTATTGGCTGAAAATAAAAGGTATGCTCACCGTAATTAATAATATTCACCATCTCTCCAACAATAGGATACGATCTAACTTGTGAATCTAAAGGTTTAATCCAAATATTTTTAATTGGAAAGCTATCCACCGAAGGAACCACCTTAATGCTGCCAATATGACTAAAATTAATTCCGGTATCTTTTTCAGAGTAATCATCTTCATTATAAATTACTGCTGTAACATTTGCCATCACTGTTTGTAATGTAATCATTGCAGCTTCATCTATTAAATGTTGCGCAATTGCCTTCATTCTAAGCTCAGTTGCAGCATTGTCAGTCAATACTAACGGTTTTTGTGACTTGTTTGCTTTAACTAAAGCCACTTCTGAGTGTCCTAATACCTCACTCATTATCTAACTCCTGTCGATACTATGTTATGTTTAAACTTATGTCGTCTACTTCTTTTTGTAAATCTTTTGTGGCTTCTTCTAGCTTTCCAATGATTTGTTCTTTTTCTACTTCAGACAAACCAAACTCACCATCAGAAGATTTCGACTCCATTTGAATAACCCTTTGAACAACTGCTGCTAACTTAACTAGTACTTCATCATTCCGTATATTTGCTTCCATATAATCACTAATCATAGGAAACAATTGCATAGCAGAATTTGGGTCTTTAATATAAGTCATTAACTCCTGTATCAAAGTTTCAATTTGAATCTTATTTCGATTGGAATTGTGGTCGATCTTCTTAAAAAGATCAGCTAGGGAAGTTCCCTTAAATAATTCATAATCAGCAGACATAAAAACATCCTTTGATTATAAATATAGAGAACTATAAGTTTAATCGTTTAGGATTGGATAAAATAAATATATCACCTTCTTCATCCCACTTACCCCATAAATTTTTATAATGTCCTCTCATAACATTTAAAACTCTTGTTATATGTTGAGTTTGATAACCGGAGATTTCTCTAAGCAAAATGTATAATGCTTTTTTATTAAAAATTTCAATGGATCCTACACGATCCATCAATTCTATAATAGAAAGTGCAATTGCAACATCACGTTCTTTTTTAAATACAATATTAAGATTCTCTTCCCAATAACCAACTACAGCTTTAAAAAAAGCTTTTTGTTCAGACTTTTCTACAGTTCCATCATCATAGGCAGTATTTTTTACATCCTTATGTTTAAGATCTAAAACATCATTATGTGTTTTCATCTTTTTATAATTATTGTTATTATGACAGATCAACCAATTTTTAACAACAACACTAAAATAACTAAATGCTTTACCCTTGCCTTGTTGATACTTTCCTAATCTAGTTATCATAAATGAAATTACTTCATGTTTTACATCCTCTAAAGGGATGTCGAAATAATAAAACTTAAATGTATGAATTATATTTTCTACTAATTTCTCAAAAGGCTTACGTAGATGATCATTATAGATTTGATTTTTTACTCTGTGATCATCAGTATCATTGTAGGCAACGATAGCTTCTTCAGTGTCTAATGTAAAATACATTCTTGTTTGCGACTTTTTACGTGGCATTTTTTATTCCTCTGTTATGGTGTCTAGCTTGTTTAAAGTTTCTTGTAATGCCTTGAATATCGCGCCGGTCTCATCATCAGATTCAAAAGCCCCTATTGTATCTAAATTTTTCATGTCTTGAAGTACATCTTGTATTTGTAGATATGTTGCGTCAACCCATTGCTCTAATCTATCTGTCTTAGTATACAAATTATAAATTGTATAAATCATTATAATATCGATCATACAAAATAATACAAATAATGCTATATGTATTTCTATCATTTGAATAAATCCACTAGCTTATTTGTGTCCAAATCTTTTATTAACTCTTCCTCTTTAGTTTCACCCTTCATATACTTGGGGAAATCAATTCGCGAGTCACCTGACAACATGAACCTCTCCTTTTCTTGTCGTGCAGCAGAATTATCTGCAAATGATATTATAAGCGGGAGATTTGTCTTCATTGCTTTCCATTCTGCACCTTCCATATAATAAGATTTATTTGCTTCTTCATAAAGACCATCAGCTAATCTAAGCCCTAAGTACTCTGATTCTGACATGTCTATTCCAAACTTGTTAAGAAGCCAAATTGCTCTATCAGTTACTGTCATATAATGAATTGCAGGATTGTGAACATAATATTGTTGAAGCTTTTTTGCACGCCACTCATCAGTATTTGTAACATAATAGTCATCATCCATATTGCCCATCTTGCCCAAGTCATGAAATAAAGCTGCAAATACTACAGATTCTTCTGTAATATCGTCAACATACATTTCTTGAGACTTGAATAATTCATAATAAGATTTTGACCATTGTATTATGTTCAGGACATGTGCAACATAGCCACCTGGAAAAGCATTATGAAACCAGCCTGTGCCGGAAGCCGGTGCTAAAATCATCCTGTCTTTAAAGTGCTCATGTAGCTCTTTTATTTTTTCTAATCTTTCACCATCAAATGTTTTATCAATGGTGCTTTGTAACTCATCCCAGTTTATACTGATCTGTTCTGCAGTTAATCTCATGCATTCTCCTGTGCCCATGGCAGTTTAATAATATTACAGCCTTCAAATTTATAAGGCTGAACATGTTTTGATTCTAATATGTCTACAACATTTACCCATTTCGCATTCATAGTATCACGAACTTGGTAGACGCCGTCTTTATTATTAGCACCCTTAAGTAAAATATAATCACCGTAATCAAAAGGTCCACCCCAGCGTTTCAGTAAATTGCGAGACAAAGCTACGAACTTATATTCAGAAGCTTTGTTGATTCGAATCTTCGTACCATCAGCTGTAATATTTGGTGTGTCATCTGTTTGGTAATATGTTGGCTGGTACATTGTTACATCAACTTTAATTCCGTGATGGTAGAATTCATCTAGTTGACTTTGTAGATCCTGTTTTTCATGAACAAGAGTTTCATAGTAGTTATGATAGATCTCTTTATGTTGGCTCATAAAATAAGTAGAAACGTAACCGTTAATTGTAGTTATTACAATGACTGATATTATATACTTATTTAGGTTTCGCAATGGCATGCTCCTTATTGTTAATAGAATCTAAAACATTTTTTAATACGATGAAAGGCTTTTTTTCATTTATTTTCATATTTTTTGTGGACCCGGGGAGATTCGAACTCCCGTCCGGTTTGCCATCAGCAATGAGTCGTTACAGCTTAGTTAGCTTCTATCGGTAGTAGCCAACAAACAACCATGTGGATTTCTTTTGCAGAACGTATCCTTTAACTGGGTTTTGGTTATACTCCAAAATGGCCAACGAGTTTGTGTTCAACTTATTTTATAACCGGGTGTTGAACAACCCAATAACTTAAGCCGCGAAGGCGTAAGTTGGTTGGTAAGCCGACTCAGACCCAATAAATGGTGCTGAATCAGTATCGGCTAAATGCCAATCTATTACCAACCCGTCTAGCGAATTATCGCCATATTGATTAGTGAACCTTTTGTCTCGAGTCTTGTTCAAACTCTGCTGCACTCAATTGTCAAAAAACACCCGTCGATACCCGGCGGGCCCATATCTTTTAGTCGCCCCAATTCTCAGTCCATTGGTCAATATCTTCTTCTGCGACTCTTAAATCTTGCAATAATAAATCAACAGCATCCCAATCTTTATCTTCGTATGCTGCTTC